TACCATTTCGATGGCCTTCTGCATTTCCTCGGTATCACCGATGGCGATGGTCGCAGGGTTGTGTACCATCATCATGGCCACAGGACTCATGCAGACCTTTGTTCCGGCCATAGCGATAACCGATGCCGCCGAAGCAGCAAGAGCATCAATCTTGACCGTCACATCATGTGGGTAATCCATCAGCATGTTGTAGATCTGCGCAGCAGCAAAAACATCACCGCCCGGAGAGTTGATCCAGAGGGTGATGTTTCCATCGCCTGCATGCAGTTCATCACTAAATAGCTTGGGTGTTACTTCGTCGCCGAACCATGTCTCATCGGAAATTTCCCCGTCGAGGTAGAGCGTTCGGTCGGAGCCAAAGCTGTCCGGCTCCTCGTTTCGCACCCAGTTCCAAAACTTTCTGGTCATAGTGCCTCCTTCTTTCTGAACCGGGTGCGCCCGTCTTCGGGTTCCGGTTCGGTTTGTGTTTCCTTCGTTTCATCAGCTTCCTCCTGCGTCTGTGCTGAGGCCGCAAAAATACCTGCGTCCTTGAGCTTGGTCATATTGCCATTGATCAGGTACAGGTCGCCGCCTTCCTCCTCTGGAATACGGTCGAGGTTTTCAAGCTCCCTGATATCGTTAGCGGACATCCAGCCATTTTGGCGTCCGACCGCATAGCCGTTCATGCGGCTCTGGTAGTCGCCTCTGAGCAGACCGTCCACGTTGAATTTGAAGAAGTAGTTTTTCTTTTCATCCGGAGAGAGCAGGGCTCTCTGCATGGACTGTTCCCAGCGACATACCCACGGGTCGAGCGTGTATTTCACAAATTCCAGCGACTGTTGCTCGATATTTGAGAAACTCGATTTCTCAAGATCGCCGATCATGTGAGGCGGGATGCGGAAGATACGTGCGATTTCATTGATCTGGAACTTACGTGTTTCCAAAAACTGCGCCTGTTCCGGTGAGATGGAGATAGGCGTATATTTCATGCCTTCCTCCAGCACAGCCACCTTGTTTGCATTAGAGCTGCCGCCGAAAGCAGAGTTCCAGCTTTCTCTAACACGCTCCGGATCTTTTACCACACCGGGATGCTCCAAGATACCGCCGGGAGTCGCGCCGTTTGCAAAAAACTTAGCGCCGTATTCTTCGCAGGCTATTGCCATGCCGATGGCATTCTTAGCCATAGCAATCGGGCTGTAGCCCACAAGGCCGTCAAAGCCAAGGCCGGGAACATGCAGTACGTCGGACGGCTGGAGCCTTACGCGGCTGCCGTTCATTGTGTGCGCCTCATCCTGTGATGTTTGGTATTCGTAATAAAGCTCACCGTTTTCATCGCGGTTGACCGTCATACGATTTGGCATCAAAGGATAGAGCGCGACTACTTCGCCTTTGCCGTTCCGAATGATCTGCGCGTAGGCGTTTCCCCACAGGAGTAGGTGCGTCATCAATGTTTCCCGGAATACAAAGGATGTCATTTCCGGATTTGGCTCATCGTGAAGCAGGAAGTATAGCGGGTGATTTATCGCTTTTTCCTTGCTGCCGCCTTCGCCGTATCGATAGAGGTGAATCGGCAGTCCTGCAATCGCCTCGGACAGAATCCTCACGCAGGAGTAGACCGCCGTCATCTGCATGGCGGAGCGCTCCGTTACAGCCTTGCCGGAGGTCGTGCCGCCGAAGAAGAAGCGGTAGGAGCTTCCGGTTGTTAAATTGGTAGGCTTATCTCTTGAACGAAACAGTCCTGAAAATATGCTCATATTGATCACCTGCCTTTCAGATAAATAAAATGCCTCTGTCGTCATAGACAGAAGCACCGTTGTCATTGCCGCAGCGGATCGTACGGTCAAGCGCCATGATGGTGGCGATAGCACCGTCGATCTTCTCTGTAGATTTTTCCTTGTCAGCCTTGATATTTCCGGCTGGGTCAGTACGGATGAAGATGTTATCCATATTCCAGCGGAGCACCGGGTGGCCGCCGTGAGCGAGCTTTTGCTCAAGTGTCAGCTTCATGAGTTCCTTTGTGGGCGGGCTCATATCCTTAAAGCCCTGTCCGAAGGGCACGACAGTAAAGCCCATGTTCTCCAAGTTCTGAACCATCTGGACTGCTCCCCAGCGATCGAATGCGATTTCGCGGATATTGAAGCGCTCGCCGAGGCGTTCGATGAATTTCTCGATATAGCCGTAATGGATGACATTGCCCTCGGTTGTCTGCAGCATGCCTTCTTTCTCCCAAGTGTCGTAGGGTACATGGTCGCGTCTCACGCGAAGTTCCAGCGTATCCTCTGGCACCCAGAAGTATGGGAGGATCACATACTTGTCGTCTTCATCCCGTGGCGGGAATACCAGCACAAAGGAAGTAATATCCGTAGTGGAGGACAGGTCAAGACCGCCATAGCAGACACGGCCTTCGAGGTCGTCCTCATTGACCGGAAAGGCGCAGGCGTCCCATTTATCCATTGGCATCCAGCGGACAGCCTGCTTTACCCATTGATTAAGGCGCAGCTGCCTGAAGGAATTCTCTTCACCGGGGTTTTGCTTTGCCGATTCGCAGGCCGCTTCCACCTTGTCAATGCCGACCGTGATACCGAGAGAGGGGTTTGCCTTTTTCCACACCTCCGGATCAGTCCAGTCCTCGTCAGGTTCCGCACCGTAAATGACCGGATAGAAGGTTGGATCGACTTTCCTGCCGTCGAGGATGTCCTGCGCTTTCTGGTGGACTTCATAGCAGATGGTGTTTGTATCATTTCCGGCTGTGGTAATCAGGAAATACAGCGGCTGCATTCTGGCATCGCCGGAGCCCTTTGTCATTACATCAAAGAGTTTCCGATTCGGTTGGGTGTGCAGCTCATCGAATACCACACCGTGGATATTAAAGCCGTGCTTACTGTAGGCCTCAGCGGAGAGCACCTGATAGAAGCTGTTGGTAGGCTCATAGATGATCCGTTTCTGGGAGGCCAGTATTTTGACGCGACGATTAAGCGCCGGGCACATTCTCACCATATCCGCAGCAACATCAAAAACGATGGTGGCCTGTTGTCTATCTGCAGCGCAGCCGTAGACCTCGGCGCGTTCCTCACCGTCACCGCAGCAAAGGAGCAGGGCGACAGCAGCGGCCAGCTCTGACTTTCCCATTTTCTTAGGAATTTCGATATAGGCCGTATTGAACTGACGGTAACCGTTCGGCTTCAGGACACCGAACAGGTCGCGGATGATCCGTTCCTGCCAGTCGATGAGCTCGAAGGGCTTTCCTGCCCACGTGCCTTTGGTGTGGGTGAGCTGCTCGATGAACATCACCGCGAAGTCCGCCATCTGCTTGCTGTAGTGAGAAGTCTCTGCCATGAAGCGGGTCGGCTTATAGTTTTTCAGTTTTCGCATTGGCACGGTGGCCGCCTCCTTTCAGGGCAAAATAAAAGACCGCCATAGCGATCTGGTATCAGTACGAGAGAAAGAGCCTACTGGCTCAGTCTCCCGGAATATTCATATTCGGGTTTAATGCTTAGTTGTGATTCTCCAGCAGGATGCAAAGCGCCATCTCTGCTTCTTTGCAGGTGGGATGAATGTCCCAGCCTCTGTCGTAGTTGCAAACGATCTTGCCGTCAATCTTGATCATGAGCTTGCTGATTCTGCCGCCGTTAATGCCGTAGGTCTCGCTTGGCTCATCGTAGTGCTTTACCCAGTAGTAGCACTTGGTATATTTTTCCTTGTCCTTGGCATCCGGGATGCCGATAACTCCTTCGCTCCACATTTCCTTACGCCTCCTTTACCGTCATCTTGAAGGCCGGGATGAGGGCGTGCTCGTCGCTTCCGAAGTGGGTGTAGCGCTCCTTGACCTTTACAATTCCGTCCAGCGTGCAGCCGAGCTCCTCAAACTTTGCAATGGTCTCGATGAGGCTTGAGAAGGTGGAGCTGATGGTGAATTCCTTTACTCCGAGCTTCCGGCAATCTTCAAGGATCGCTTCGATGTCGTAATCCCAGATGACTTCGGCGAAGTTCGGCAGGTCGTTTCCGGCTTCCTTGCTGTAAAGGTAGGCCTGTCCCAGCGTCCACTGGCATCCGATCTCTTCCCAGCGCATTCCGGGCTTCGCGTTTTCTATGGCTTCGATTGTGTACTTCATGGTGGTTCCTCCTTGTGGTTGTTTTCCCTTTTGGTATGTACATATATCACTCTGAACGCCTGTCATAGCAAGCTATTTATCGAAATAAATGTGACAATCCTGCGGGAACATTTGAGGCCTAAATTGTGTAGTTTATGCCTCGCCGGACATGATGAATTTCACGTATTCAGACCGGTGATCCTCAAGGTATAAAACCAGCTCGTAGAAGTCCAGTTCATAGGCCAGCCGCTGCACCGTGTTTACATCGAACATATTTGTAAGGCCGGTATCCCGTATGGCGAGGATCTGCTCCTTTACCTTTTCGTCCATATCAGTCCACCACCTTTCGCACACGGTCGATGCCGTAGATGACATTCAGGCCGGAGCCATTGTCCCAGTTCACCATGAGGCTGCCGGTATCGTCGACTCCCGTAACGGTTCCCTTGGTGCCGATAGGCGGAGCCTGCACATCGTCCATCTGGAGAAGCTCCACGCGGGTGCCTGCCGGGTAGCGGGAGCGGAGCGCTTCAAGCTGCTCTTTTGTGATCATTCGCATGCTGCCACCTCCTTTTCCGGTGCGCCGTTCTTCCAGCTGGAGTTGCCGGAGAGGTTCTTAAGGAGAATTGTGCGCTCTGCCTTATATTCGTTTCCGATGAAGCCAAGCCGCAGGAGGAAGCAGCGGAATGCGTACTTCTCGTTGTCAACTTCCTTCTCAGTGGCACTGATGCGCTTCAAATCCCGGCTCATCTTGCCAAGGGCTGCAATGAAGTGGGTGTAGGCCTTGACCTCGTCCGGCTCCGGCATCTCAGTAAACCAAGGGAAGCTGACCGTATCCTCTGTGACTTCAATGCCAAGGTCGTCAATGCCGAGTGCCTTCTTGATGAGGCGTTCCTTGGCTGTGAGTAGGTTGGTGAGATTTCCGACCGCCACCTTGTCGAGCGGGAGGCTGACTGTAAGACCGGTGGCTTCATCGTCGCTTTCGACCTCTTCGGTATCCTCCGGTGTGAAGCCATCCGCGATCAGGTTGTGGATGATGCGTTCCAGCTTGTCTGCGTCCTCGCAGGTTACGCCGCCTTCTTTGTCGACCGTGATGTCGCCGATCTCGTAAGCGCAGGTCGGCATACGCATGTAGATCGCCTTGTCGCCGGTGAGGTTTTCAATGGCTGCGACTAATGCTTTTCTGTCGTTTCCGGTTACGTTGTAATTTGCTTTCATGAGTGTGTTCCTCCTTTGTGAGATTAAGTTTTTTTGCTGTGCCTTTCGGCATGTATATACATCACTCTGAAAGCCTTATTTATCAAGCGATTTCCGACATTTTCTTGGGTAGAAAATCGCCGAAGAATCCGGGCAGAAATTGTGTATTATACACTCGCCGTCGGAGAGGTCTCGACTTCCTTTGCCAGAGCGGAATAGAGGAGCTTTTCGCCGTTTCTTATTACATACACATTCTCATCATCACCGGTATCCTCCACGTAACGGCGAAGGATGACAGAGGCGTATTTCGGATCGAGCTCCATCATGTAGCAGATGCGGTTTAACTGCTCACAGGCCATCAGTGTGGAACCGGAGCCGCCGAAGGTATCAATAACTACAGAATTCTCCTGAGAGGAGTTCTGGATGGGATAGCCCAGAAGATCGAGCGGCTTGCTGGTCGGGTGATCCTTATTGCGCTTTGGCTTATCGTAGTTCCAGATGGTGGTCTGCTTGCGGTCGGAATACCACGGGTGCTTGCCGTTTTGCAAAAAGCCGTAGAGCACAGGCTCATGTTGCCATTGATAATCGGAGCGACCGAGCACGAGACTGTTCTTTACCCAGATACACACACCGGCGAGGTGAAAACCTGCGTCAATGAATGCCTTTCGGAACGTGAGCCCTTCGGTATCCGCATGGAAGCAGTAAGCGGCTCCGCCTTTTTCGAGGTGGTCAGCCATGTTCTTAAAAGCTGCCAGCAGGAACTTGTAAAATTCTTCGCCCTTGAGAGAGTCGTTCTGGATCGTGAGACCGTCCGAGGCTTTGAAAGATACGCCGTAGGGCGGATCGGTCAGGACGAGGTTTGCTTTCTTGCCGTTCATGAGCTTTTCCACATCTTCCGGCGAGGTGGCGTCGCCACACATAACACGATGCCTGCCGACTGTCCAGATGTCGCCGGGCTCCACGAAAGAAGCCTTCTCAAGGGCAGCGGTGAGGTCAAAGTCATCATCGGCGATGTCCTTTTCATTCCCGGTGCCGAGCAGCTTATCCAGCTCACCGGCGTCAAAGCCGAGGAGAGATAGGTCAAAGGACTGATCCTGCAGGTCAGATAATTCGACCGACAGCATTTCCTCATCCCAGCCTGCGTTGAGCGCCAGCTGATTATCCGCAAGGATATACGCACGCTTTTGTGCTTCCGTCAGGTTCTCGGCAAAGACGCAGGGCACGGTTTCATATCCTTCCTCGCGGGCAGCCGTAATGCGACCGTGGCCGACGAGGATGTTATAATCTGCATCAATGACCGCAGGACTCACAAAGCCGAACTCCCTGAGAGAAGCGCGGAGCTGTGCGATCTGCTCCTTGCTATGCGTCCGGGCATTCCGGGCATAGGGCACCAGTTTATCAATAGGTACCTGTTCCAATTTCTGTGTGTTCATTTACATATTCCTCCTGCTTCGAAGCAGCTGCTCCATCACGCTGTCCTGCGGGCTACCCTCAAAGGGCTCGGTGCAGTTTTGCTTCACAATGTCATAAATCTCGTACCAGAGCAGGTTGGCCTGCTTCTGAAAGTTCATTAAAAGCTGTGTGAAAGGGCTCGCAATGGCAGCGCCGGTGGTCGGGTGCTTTCCGAGCATGCCGTATTTGCTGACCGCTTCGGAGCACTGAATGTACCGGGCAAAGGCCTCAGAGTAGCTTTCGAGCAGGCGCTTGTTTACCAGCCTCTCGCAGCCACGTTCCTTGAGCCACAGCCATGTTTCCTTATAGATTTCATCTGCGCCGAGGGGCTTGCCGTCCTTCTGCAGAGCAGAGAGGTAATCGTCCGGACTTGGCATATCCATGCCTTCCAGCTCTACACCGTCACCGATGTCGTCAACATCGAAGTCGGTCATGTCTTCGGTGAAGTCCGGCAGCTCCATACGCTTTGCAGGTGCGCCTTTCATTATTTTGTCGGCGAGGGCGTCCGGCTTGGAGCCAGCTTTGACACGCCGCCCGCCGCGATAGGTTCCGTCTTTCGCCATGTCGATCACTTCCATTTCTGTGGTGCAGGGTTTAATACCCTGTTTGAATTGCAATTTTTGCGTAAAAGACCCCGCGCCGTTTTCCGGGGAAAGGGGTCGCAGAGATTTTGACCGCCCTACCGGTCGCCGCGCTCGCGGTGAATCTTTTCGTGACACGAACGACAAAGACTCATAAGGTTGGACTCGTCATTCGATCCTCCCTCAGCAAGCGGCACAATGTGGTGGACTTCCTCAACCGCGACATAGCGTCCTTCCTTTAAGCACTGTTCGCAAAGCGGGTGCTTGTGAACGTAGCGGTCACGGATTCGTTTCCAAGCTCTGCCGTAGCGTTTGCCGGGAGAGTAGCCGCGCTGGAACTTCTCGTAGTGCTGTTCCATGACCTTGGCGTGCTCCTCGCAATAAACGCCGTCCGTTAGGTGTGGGCAGCCGGGATAGCGGCACGGTCGTTGTGGTTTTCTTGGCATAAGCCGTGCCTCCTTTCAGGGCATAAAGAAAGCCCTGCAGGGTGTTCCCGCAAGGCTTGTGTGCTGCGCGTGCAGC